TTATCAAGCTGGTGACGTAACACAATCTGCAATCACTCCATCAAGCGGTATAGCAAGTCTCCCTGTACTTGGTGGTCAGACTACTGTTATCTCAGGAGGGACAGCAGGATCACTTGGGTTGACTTCGGTTTCATCGGGAATACATACTTGTACGGCAGGGGGTAGTGGAACAAGTTGTATTGGTTCTACTACTGTCCGTATTACGATTGACTAGACTTTGGCTGTTAGTTTTATTAGCATTACCAGTAAGAACCCTTGCTGTACCTGTTGTGCCACAGTTTCGCACAGGGTCTAGTACGACTTCAAGCACTTCCGAATCAGTAATTAATGAAACCATTACAAGTCATCAATATCGAACAGGATACTCTTACTCTGCGTCAGGGCATAATATCGAAAGTAATGACCTTAATGGATATATCAACCCTACAGCTACAACTCTTACAGAACAGACAGTTGGAGGGGTAAATTTTAGTTGGACAGCACCAAGCCTACAAGACGTTCCAAGATGGAAAGTGGTAACTCCAGGATCAGCCTTTTCTCTTCAAGAAACTCTAATAACTCCAGGATTAGACACGGTAACCACAATATCAAGAACAATAAACACAACAACCACCGTAGAAACTACAACTACCTTTGGGCAATAGCTTTATTTCTTTGTCCTGTCAAAACCCTTGCAAACACTACAGTGGCCTCGCCAAGTAGTAATGCTCAAGGGGTCGTTAACAACAATGCCACGATGATTACACCATCTAGTATGCCTTCTTTTCGTATGAGTCAGGGTATTGTCTGTTCTTCTCCTAGCCTTACAATCACTCCGTATGTAACTGATGCTCATTCTTTTTCTTTACCTAGAGAAAATGTTACCAGACAGAATATTTATGACGAGAATACTGGGGAAATATTATATGTACAAGAAACTCCTAGATTTGAAAAAGAAAACTTTAACTTAAACTATGGAATCAGTATGCAACTAAACATTCCATTAGGAAAATCACCTGATCTTTGTCATAGAGCAACAGAAATAAATATTAAAAATCAAGAATTATTGTATAAGAAAACTTCGCTCGAAATCTCTCTTCATAGGCTCAAAATATGTTCTGAGCAAGCGAGATTAGGTGTTTATTTCAAACCTAATACTCCTAGTGCTGTTACCTGTGAAGATATTGTTGTTGAAATCCCACCAAATCAAGTTATCCCACATACTCACGAATTAAAGAGCAACTGACGCTCCAACAGAGCAGTGGCAGGAGATGTATCAGTTAGTCCGTAAGGATTGATTGCCATTTAAGGACATAGACAATCTCAGTTCAAAGAACCTAACATACCATTCACAAAGCATGATGCTGGGTCTGGTTGCTTAATACAAGGGATAATAGAAGGGCAGTGATTCGTGGCAGACGAAGTGCTTCCAAATATGCCGTACTCTCCTTGTATTGTTTATTATACACAGAATTTTGCAGTAGGCAAGCACGGGTTGGAACTTGCCCACCTAGACGCCCTATCCATTGCCTTGTCGAATAGGGTTTTTTTATTTTACCTTATCTTTCTTAGATTTAGTAAGAATCTTTTTAAAAACGGTCTTACTTAGTGATTTGAGTACACCCAAAAGTAATGGACTTGAGGCAGCAATGAGAGAAATAGTAGCGACATTAAGAGCAGCACTAGGACTTGGGAGTATAGAATCGACAAACGTGACGTTTTCATAAAGGGTTATACATTCAATCCCATCTTCCCCTCTTTTATGCCCTGTGACACGTTCCAATCGTTTTTCGTTACGAAAGTCTCCTACCCTCTGATCTTTTTTACCAGGACAGGGTTCTAATTCAATAACTTCATCTTTCGGTATTTCTGGTATATTTTGTTGCTTTGTTTCTGGTAAGGGTGGGGTTTCATTATTAACAGGAACTTCTTCTGTAACAACAAGATTCTCAGGTGTATAGTCAAGAGGAACAAAACTAGGAAATGCAAAATCACACGTTGTATATACACCATTAGGATCATCTAATAATAAATTACGATTACCTGTATTTTTTATATCACGATGCTGATAAGTACAACCAGGAACATCTATATCATTTGGATTAGGTATATCAATATAATACTGACTATAGATTTCTGGAACGTCTGGAACATATATCTCAGGAATACTTATATTAGGTATCTCAGTCATAAGCATCTCTAGGAAGGTAAACTTCTACATGAGAATAACATTTTGGGCAAGAAAGGTTAGTTACCATACTATATTCTCCAGACATTATTGGGTGATCTTCTCCATCTAAACTATGATCTGCACTCCAGATCAGTTCAGTTTTACAATGCCAACAGTTCATTTTTTAATAAAAGGAATAGATTGACCTGTTTCATTAGGTAAAGCGTTATCTAATACTTTAGGCATCATTCCCTGTACACCACCAAGAACTTTATTCATCATTTTTGTCTGGAACTGTTCTGAAGTTACATACTTGTAACCAAAGTACGCTCCACCACTCATGGAAGCTACCATTACAAATGAAACTATGCTAAGAATATTAGCAATTTTTTGAAACATGATAAAATTTGCAATTATTAGAGCTATGTCAGTTATGACATTCGCTACATTACTGCTAATTATAGGTCTATCTCCTCTCTACGTCACGATGGGCTTAATGACAAGACAAATGCAGGAATCTAAGCGTTAGGATCTACTGGATATTGTGTCATGTTAGGTGTTACAACACCATCTTTTTCTGTCGATCCATAAAGAGTAACTAAGGCTGCGGTATCTGCACAGTTATCAATTTCTGTTTCTCTGGTCAAACAAGCAGTTCTAACGGCAGTTCTGTAAGTTTTAATTGCTGTAGGAATAGCTTTTGATGCTTCATATTTTCTAATAACGTACCAATCATATTTAGCCAACAAAGAACCAGCTGTTGCTTTTTCCTGTGCTTTTAATACTGACTTAACACCTAAAGTAACAACTTGATTTCCGTTTTCATCTAATACTGGATCGTTATTTTCATCAACTTCATTCACATCATCAAGTGCTTTTGCAGTGCCATCACCCCAATAAAAACGTGAATCATACGTTGGTGCGTCAGCAACCTCAGTAATACCAAGATCTTTTTTCTCTTGTGCTGATGATAGTCTTAACCAGTTAGCAGGGTAATTAACATCCCCTACTGTAAAGGGAACATCAACTGCTAAAGGTTTTCCGTTTAGTAAAAAAGCCATATCTATATACTACCTTGCCCTTGCATTTTTGAAAGGAGATTCCGCAAATGCTAAATAAATATGTTGCTGACCACTTATATTTCTATCAGTTGCCCCTCGTACTTTAAAACCATTTGAAAGAATATCATTTGATGTTCCTCCTGATGAATTTTCAGCAGAAGATACGTTTGGTGAAAGAGTATTGTAATTAATAAAATTACCTCCAGATGGTCTTTCTGTATCTATTAAAACCCAATTACCAGTTGAACCAGCACATTTCATAAGAATCCATTTTGGAGTAAAACCTGTAAAGACAAATGGCCCATCATTATTTCCGTTGCCTGTATATGACCCAAACTTGCTATACCCTGCTACTTCGCTGAAAGAATAAGCAATGTGATTATTATTGTTTTGACTTCCAGGATTGTAGGTAAAAACAGAAGATGTTGGATCTGTACTTCCCCAAGCTCCACTTGATATTTTAGCATTAGTTCCATTTAAATAGAGCTTATAACTAGACCCTAATGACATATGCAATACATCCCAGTTGGCTGAAGAACCTCTTGATTTGACAATAACAACATCAGGAGTAACACCCAAGCCATGACCAGTAGTTACTGCTGTAGAGGCAGCAGTGGGATAAAAATTAGTAATACTGAACCCTGCTGTTGCATTTACTTTTACAGTTGATTGAATCGCTCCATCAAAATTACTTGATCCAAGAGTTGAGTTTGTATTGGCCTGTCCTCCCATTCCACTATGAACAGAGCAGTAATAATACAAAGTAGGAGCAGAGGCAGCCACAACTATCTGTGTATAAGCACCAGATTGACCAGGTGTACCAGCAGTAGTAACTCCTGTTGTATATTCAGATCCACCACCATGAGTACCATTTGATGTTGTAGAAAATCTTAGTGGGTGTCCAGCATTAGAACTGTCAGATTGATCGAAGATATAAGTACCACCTTCTGCAAGATCAAGAGTTACAGCAGATGTACCAAAATCATCGAATCTATACTTATTACCAGAATCAGAAACAACTTTTACTGTATAAGTTTTGCCATCTGTCTCCCCTGCATCCCAGTTCCATGCAACATAAGTATCACTATTATTATTCCCTGATCCATTACTTCCTAAAGTAAAACCATCAGAATTAAAGCTTGTTAATTTATTTGTTGAAGAAGTATCTTCTGTTCCAGTGCTATTAGAATTTAAACTTTTATTTGTACCTCTAACAATATCGAATAATAAATGGTTAGTTGTTCCATTTCTTTTCTTTAGCCAAACCCAATCAGGTTGAAACTCTAAACCTGTAATAGATTGAGTTCCACCATTACCTGTATAAAGCAAAGTATCAAAATGTTGATTAGGTAGCTTTATTGTTGGGTCGGGTAAGTTTGCTGAATTAAGTGCTTTATATCCTGTTGGTATATTTGAAGAAAAACTGTTTAATTCAAATTGACCAAAATTTACATAACAGTTATGACCTGATCCTGTACCCATAAAGATATAGGGAGTCCAACCATCTTTTGTTGCGTGACTGCTAAAATCGTAAGCTGCATTAGTTCCTGTAGCTGGATTACCACTATTGAAATAATTTCCAGAAGTATCACTAAACCATATTTTTTTATTGTCCATATCAACAGCAATTCTTATCCATCCAGCACCAGTTTGAGCAGAACCACCAGTAATACTTGTTGTACTACTACTTCCTGTTCTTAAAGTTCCACCATTGGTAATAAAAGCAAGTCTTGAGTCAACTTCGCCTGTCGATTTATTACTTAATGTTTCTTGACCACAAATTCCTATTTCTGGATTCTGACCTGAGTTTTTATAAATTTCCCAATACCATTTTCCAGACGTAATAAAAAATGTACCTGTTATAGCTTGATCGTTTGAAGATTGATCGAAAACAAGATTACCTTCACCTGCACCAAAATTAAAACTGCTTGTAGCATTTAAAGGATTTAAAGTACAAAAATTATTTGTAGGTGTATCTGGCATCGAATCATTAGTTAAATTCGCAGCTACAGAAAAATTATTTGGTGTGAAGTTGTTGCCATTACCACTTGAATCTTTGCCAAGTGTTGTTGCAGTCGTTCCAGAATTGTCTGAAAAATTCAAATAAAATCCATTTGTTCCATAACTTCCTGTATATTTTTTAGGATTCCATTGACCTGTTGTTGGGTCTGTTTCAGCAAAATATGATGGGTCATAAGCCTGACCATCAATAAAATTAATTTCTGTGATATAACCGTCAAAAAGTTCAGTTGTATTTACAGCATTACCTATTGCGTGTTCTTGATTAGTATTCATAAAACCATCAACATTGCTTGGCTGATTTGATGAAGAAAAATCTGTTACTTCAACACCATTTATATAAAACTTCGTAACTGTATTAGCAGCATCTTCATAGACTACAAAATGATACCAAGCACTTGTATCTCTAAGTTTTTGCGTAGTAGTTATTAAAGCATCATTAGAGCTACTTATTTTTCTTTTATAAGTTAAAGAATCTTGATAAATACTTATACTTGTAAAATTACCACTAGTAGCACCACCACCTGAGAACATAGTCTGTTGTGTTCCTGATCCATTTAAATTAGCTCTCTTAACCCAAGCACTCCAAGTCCATTTCTTTCTATTTCCAGTACTTGAAAAAGTCTTATTTAATTCTGCACTATCACCGCTATTAAACCTTAAACTACGTTTTACTTCGTATGCTTTCTTCCCTGCTATGAAGAAAGGATTAGGACTGCCAAGACTGCTCATTAGCTAAAGTTTCCAATAAACTGTGCAGCTATGTTTGTATTGGTTCGTGCTATCCAAGCAATGACATCTACCTGGTTTGCTCCTGTTGATAATGTAGGTGCTGTGCCATCGCTGAAATCCCAATACGATCCAAATGCTGCGGTTCTACTTCCTGTACCATCTTGAGTTATAAACAAAACACCACTCTGTCCAGCAGAGATATTAGAAGGGTTAGCAAAGGTAACATTACCAGTAAGAGTTGTAGAAAAATTATTAGCAGTTCTGAAGTCTAACGTAATTGTAGAAGCGTAGGAAACAGCAGATATTTCTCCAATAGTTCCTTTTGTAGTAACTCTTCCGTTACCAGAACCACCACCATTATCAAATACAAGCGTGTTTAAGGTGCTTGTTTCGTGTGCGACATTAGTGACTTTAAGTGTTGACATTAATCAGCCTCCTCTGCGGTGTTGGTCTTAGCCCACTCAAGGTACTCTTGGTAGTCGGTGTTTGTTTCGTCTTTTGGAATATAAGCATTATCTTCCTTTCTTAAAATACAGGTGCTTTCTGTAGTTTCGCCTGTTACTGGATCTGTATTATTTGCTAATAATTTGTAAGTGTAAGTCATATTTTAAAGCTCCGCATCTAGTTTTGGGTTTTTTACATAAGCATTCTCAGCAGCCATTTGTACTGACATTTGATATTCTGAATTATAAAGAGATAGTCCTGACGTTGTTCTAACATCAGTATAAGTAAAAGTTGGAGTTGCCCTCATTTTTACTGGTAACGCGTAATTAACAAAACCTGATCCACTACCATAAGCACCACCATAAACAAAGATGCTTGATTCACTAGCAAATGGCATTCTCCAATAATATCGTTGACACCTTAATAATTGATCTGTAAATGACATATGCTCAAAATCTGTTGCCGTGCTGCCTACTTCTAATTGCATACCTGTAATTTCTAAAGTTGCATCATTGGTTGTGTACCATGTTGATGTTTGATCTGGTGTTCTTGCACTACCACTGTATGCTGCCCAAGCGTTAAGACTCATACTTCCAGTTCTATCTGTTCCATCAAATGCTCTTATTGGTGCAATATACATTCCTGCACCATTATCATTATTAAAAACTAAATTTGAATTACCAGGAATTGTTTTTGTTATTTTTGTCCAAGTGTCAGCAGATAAAGAACCTGTTTCCCATACATAAGCTTGTGCTGTACCATCAGATGAAGTAATAAGTCCAAAAAAGTTTTGTGCAACACTTGATTTTACCCAATAAGAAATCGTGATATAACTAGAAGATGAAGTATAATTCCAACCAGAATTAGCTATGTCTTGAGCTTCAAGAATAGTTTGTGCATATATATGATCAGATGCCCCTGCACCACTTGTTTGGTTTCCATTTGTTATTCTTAATGCCTTTCTAAATCCATTTGTATAGGGTGTAGTTCCACTTGCTACATCAACTTGAGCAAATGTAGGTGCTTCATCTGTGCCACCAAATTGTTGATTTATCCTATCAATACTTCCGTAACCACTAGATGTAGATGACGTACCACGTTGAGCTACTTGCATAGCTCCGTTAATTACTAGATTTCTATTACCTAACTGCCCTCCATTTATACCAGCTATATTTTGCAGACTGTTTGATGAATCTTTACTAACAACCGTTCCATCAACATCACTAGGTAATGTAAGAGTTTTATCTGATGCAGGGTTGCTGGTCGGAGCAGCTATGATAACTCCATTTCCACCGCTATGTTTTAGCTTAATACTTGCCATTTATCCAGCCTCCAATGCAGCGACTTTTGTTTCCAATACTTCAATTTTAGCAACAGCTTCCTGTAATGCAGCAGTAAGTAAAGGTACAAGTTTTGCAGAATCCATGCTTTGATGTATTGGTTTGCCATCGGAATCGACAGCATCTTTAGTGCCTGATACTGCTTGTGGAACAATAGACATAACTTCATGTGCTAAAAACCCATCTACAGTTTCATCAGGTGTAACTTTAAAATTAAATCTTGATGGCTTTAATGATTTTAATCTTGAAATTCCATCAGAAATAGCAACTACATTTTCTTTTAGTCTGTAATCTGATGCAGAGTTATAAGAAACACTTGAAGTAGTACCAACAATCTGACCTATATCTGTTGAGCCACTTATCATAACCATATGGTTAACTGATGAATGACTAGCACTATCTCTGGTTTTTATTCCATTATCAGCATTACCAGCAAAGTTAGTAACTATAGTTGCACCTGAAGATCCTATGGTATTTGTTGTGGTTCCCACTAAAAGCCTTCCAGACGAATCTATACGCATACGTTCTGCAGCAGCCGTATCAAACCTCATAAAGCTTGAACTATGGTTGTAAAGAATACCACCTGCGTTATATGAACCATCTGATGTTCCATCTGCAAAGTAAATATTTCCATAATTATCGTTAGCACTAAATATTGACAGTCCTTGACCCCCAGACCCAGTACCAACTACTAAATTTCTACCATCAGCATTAAAACTTGAAGGACTTGTTGTTCCAACTCCTAAAAACCCAGAACTATCAACAGTTGCTCTAGTTACACCACCTGTATTTATATTGACAGTATCGGATGCAAAATTTATTCCTGTATTACTGTCTGTTCCCTGTAATGCTGGTGTGGAAGCTGATCCATCAACTCCAGAAATACCAGTAGTGCCGTTAATGTTTAATGCCATAACTATAAGATAACTAATTTTGCACCAGAAGGCACGGTAATCGTGACTCCGTTATTAATTGTAGGACTTACGCTATGAGCGTGTTTATTGGCAGTAATACTATAAGAAGTTGTTGCAGTTTGGTCATTCTCAAAGAACACTTCATCTGTACCACCACCAGTAGCACCTGCACCTCCACCAATAGCACCCCAAGCA